TAAGTAACCATAAGTAACCTTAAGTCTACTCCTACTTTACTACTTACTATATACTATATATGTAACAGGGGGTCTTCCTTATAGGTACAGTTTAGAAAAACCTATAGTGACAGCCAACCAGACTCACCTGTATCTTTAGTACCTAGATTAAGGTGAGACATAAACTTATCTAGCTCATTATCTAGTAGTTCTTCTTTCTTTGATTGTATTTGTGTATCTGCGTCAGCAGCCATTTGGTCTGTCCAGTACTGCACTGCCATAGCAAGAACGTCAAGTCTATCGTCATGGGCCAATGCCCCTCTTTGTTTAGTAATCCTAGTCATCTGGTAGGTCAGCATGTACTTAGCAGCCTTGTCAGGTGGCATATGTTGTACACTATCGTAGTCTTTTTGTATTACCTTAGGGTCTACTACAAGTCTATGCTGGTTCATCACTGGTTCTAGGGTATCAATGATCCTTTGTTCTTTCTGCTTACTATGTCTTACTTCTTCTATTGTTATTGGATATGTCTTAACTAAGTAAGGCTTAAGTAACTCAGTAAACATTCCGTCACCAAAGTTACTCTCAACCAACACCATATTGACCTTGTGTATCTTAGCGAGGTCAGTGAGGTGCTGTAGTGTTTCAGAGGAGTAGCCACCTTCAATACCACCACAGTCAACTACGTGTAGGAAACCGTTAAGCATCTTTACAATAGCGTATGCAGTCTCGTCAGAGCCTCTACCAGAGGGGTCAACTGCAAGTATGCTACCTGTGTACTCAGAGCGTCCTATAGTGTCCTCAGGGGCGTAGAACTTGTCTCCTGATAGTCCTACATTAGGTAGCTCAGGTAGTGGCTTGAAGATACCGTAGACTAGCTTCTCAGGTGCAGTATCTTTGTCACAACTATAGATAAGTAGATCGCTTAATTTAAGGGGGTATTTGTTTGCATCAGATAGTGAAGTATCCAACATAAATTGCAAAGCAAAGCCACTTCTACCATAACTTAGTTCTCTCTCCAGTAAGTCAGTATCATCAAATCGTTTAGGGTCTGTAGGAAGCCCATACACGGCCTCTAGGTTAGTTTGTAGAGAATCATACAGCAGAGGAGCTAACCTGCCTCCATAAGCCTTCTCTGCGCGTTCTAGGCTAGGGTATCTAGCAGGCCAGACACGCATCTCGTATCCACGTGCTAGTAGTGTATTGTAGAGAGACATTTCGTTCTGTGGTGTACCAAGGTATATAATCTTACCTGAGGGCTTGAGAACAGCATCAAATTCTTTTACTGTTTCTCCTAGCTTCTCTCTCATCATATGGGTCATGGAGTTGTTAGGTACTTCCACATCGTCAGCAATAATAATGTCTGCACGGCTACCTGTAAGCTGTCCTGTAACACCTACAGACTTGACTGAGGGTGAACCTGAGGCTTTAGCAGGGGCTACATCAAAGGCTATCTTAGACCACCTCTGGCCTTCTTTAGCTACTAAATGCTGACATATAGGTAGTTCCATAATAATACGCTGAGTAAACGTAGAGAAGTCATCAGCACGTGCCTTAGATGCAGAGACAACCATAAACTTTAGCTGAGGGTCTAGCAGTAGCTGGTGTACCACGTAAGCAGCAGTAATGTAGGATTTACCTACACCACGAAAAGCCTCAATGATACAACGCTTAGGACTGTTCTGTAAGTATTGTGCTATGTCATACTGGATAGGCGTAGGCTCAGGTAGTCCTAGATGTTGCCATACTAGGTATGTAAAGTTTCTAAAGTCTTTAAGTTGTTCTGGAACATCAGTCATCATGTACTACTTTGATAGTATGTGGATCAGGTGATGTAGTCTTAGCCCACACAGTATTAATAGGAGCTACCCTAAATTCATACTGGTTTGAACTATTAGAAAAATCTACTGCAGTACTAGTAAGACCTAGTTCTAGTGTAGAAGAAATGTGTAAAAAAGCATTAGCTCCTGAAGCTATAGCCCTAACTTCAATATCAGATTTTTCTGGAATATAAATAGGTGTACTGTAAACACGACTGATAGAACCATTATCTATAGTAAAACTTTCTTGAGTTCTAAACACACCATTTGGTCTACGTACTATAATACGTATCTGTCCAAACTTATTGTTTTGCTCTGTACTAATTGTGTGGTCTGTTTGTAACAATCGTGCTGTATAACCAGCAGGTATTGTGTAAAAAGCTTGTAGTGTTTGATTATCAGCATTAACGTAACTATATACGTTAGCACCATTACCAATAATTACATTGCCTGTAGTATCTTGACTACCTGCTACATAACCACGAAAAACTCTGATAAAGGTTGTCGTAGTTGTTGCAGTTCCTGCACCAGCTAGTGTAAGAACTTCTGTAACTTCATTATAGTTTTCATCTAAACCGTTAACAGCTATTTCACATCCATTATCAGTAGCTCCTGCAGAACTTGTAGCTGTCATAACTACAGCAGTTGTAGGATAAGTATAAATACCACCATATTCCCATACTGTTTGTTCAACATTCTGTACTGAGTCATGTACACCAAATTTAAAAACACCAATATTAGATAAAGAAGAACTGCTAGTAGTAGTCAGTCCACCTAAGATTTGATAACTTGATGTAGGTTCTACGGTATCTTGTCCAAAACCTATACGTATAGGATAAGTTGAGGCATTGTTAAGTATAGACATGTAAGTACGATCAACATTAGTGCTAACTAATTTAGTCCATGTACTATTGTTTAATGTTGCTTCTGTAGTAAGTAATGTTGCATTTGGGCCTTCCCTCATTGCATCTTCTCCCCCACATCAAAAGGCAAGTCCTGCAGCAAGTTAGCCATAGGACTGTCTGCCATAATGACATCTAAAGACGCTCCGTTGTCTTTAAGAAACTTAACAGCGACTGATAGTTCACTAGCTGTAGCTTCCCCACTACGTACTCTAAGTAGTAGCTCTTGGGTGACAGCCTCATGCAAGCTGTCTATCAGTTGTTTTTCTGTCATTATTTTTTCTTCTTATACTTGTCTGTTTTCTTAGGAAAGCCAGCCTTCATATTAGCGTAAGACTTAGCACTAATAGTAGATTTACTTTTAGGTCTGCTAGTGCCAGCTTTTTTACGTTTGTTTATGTTTTCATATAAACTCATGTTTTACTCTTCCTTCATCTTTGCTACTTTATGTACAAGTTCATTAATAGCTTTAGCATCCTCAGGACGCTGTTTCATTCTACCTACAAGGTAAGTAATAAGCATAGGGATACCAAATACAGCTATGCTAATAGCAATAACTAACTCAAAAGCATTAGCTAGTATTTGATCCAAAGCTAACAATAAGGCTTGCCAAGGATTTTGCACTTCGGCTATCTGTTCTACGCTAAGACTTTTATCTTCCTCAATCAGACTTGCTCCCACAAGCGCACCTGCTCCTGTTGCTCCAGCAATGATCGCAGGATTCGCAGTTACAACACTTGCAACAGCCGCTCCACCAGAGGCTCCACTTGCCGTAAACATATCTGACATACTTATGTTTTCGCAACCAGATAAGCCAAGTGTAAATAAGAATATGAAAGTGCATTTTAGTTTACTCCAAGGTTTCATAATTTTTGTCCCTTTAATGGGACACACTTAAACTGTTTAGGTTGTAAATCATTATTAGGCATTAACATAATGTCGTTACCCATCTCATAAGCTCTTGACTTACATTGCTCGTATGTTTCATAAGGACCACGTGCGTCCCTAAATTCCCAGCAATCTACTGGAACAGACAAGCTGCAAGCTAGTACAAATGTTTTAAACATAATTAGCCGCCTTTGCTATAGAAACCATAGCTGTTATAAAAAGACCTATAGCTACTGCTAGTATAGCAACAGTAATACCAATAGTCTTCATTGTTTCCTCAAACTCCTGAGCTTTTTGTATAGCCTCACGTCTAGCTTTAGCTTGAGCTTCACGTTGTTCCTGTAATCTTTTAGCACGTTCTGCTATAATACCTTTCCAAGTACCATGACCAAACCGTAGGTCAATCATATTAGCTACTTCCTGCAACTTTTCTGCTGCAAGTTTAGCATCTATAACTTCCTTAGCTACAGTATCTACCCCAAATTGATCCCCAAGTCCACCGCCAGACTTTTTGCTTCTGGCTTGTTGTATTTGCTTTTCGCCTGTAAACAGGTCATCAATCTGGCTTGCTATCTGTCCTATATCTTGAACAGTGTTAATGTGTGTCTTGATAAAATCTACACTCTGTTTAACAAGTGCAATCCCAGCGAGGGCAGTACTGATTGGTTCCATATTAGTATTCCTTACAGTTTCATTAATAGAGAGGCTGCAAGACCAACTACAATAACCGTTGACCCCATTATCATTGCTTCAAGTCTCCACAATCGTTTGTCGAGATTTGAAAGTTTATCTTC